GGGGCGTCGGCCATTTATTCAGGCGCTCCGTTAGAAACGTGTAGCATCTCAGTACATCCTGCGCCGGCGGAAACGCGAAGGCCCGTCTTCTTCCTCAACATCATGTTGAGTGCGGATGAGGCCGCCCGCGCGGAAACGTATCATGGCCTGAACGGTACTGTCGAGAAGATCGTCCTCGGCTCCGCTCGGGAACTCGGCGCACTGAGCGATGACGTCGGCGGCGAACTTCCGATCTGGAGCCCACACGAACCGTGAAGCGAAGATGTCTGAGATCATGTTGGCGCGGGAGACCTTGTCGTTCGGCAGTGCCTTCGTACCGCGGTTGGACCCGCTGAAGTCCTCGGCCGGGATGCCCATGGACCGGAACTCTTGCAGCAACTGCATCCCGGCGGACTTGTTTTCGATGAGAAGGGTGTCCGGTCGAGAGTCCTCGTAAAACTCTTTGGCGGTTTGCTTAAGCTCCGGAAACTCCATGCGCTTCTTGAACGCCGACAGGAGGATGATGTTATTCACCTCCTTACCGGTTACTGGGTCTTCGGCCTTGAACACGCCCCACTCGGTGAAAGCGCTCGGGTGGCTCCGCTCGTTGGCGCTCGATGCGCAGTCCCACGACTGGATGATGTACTCGCACGCAGGCGGATCGCCGTTCGTCCAAGCGGCAACATGCGAAGGGCCAGGGCAGGAACTCCGGTTGAGCTTGAGGTCTTCTATCGAATCTACCCCCCACGTTCGCCAATACTCCCGCTTGATGATGGCGTTCATCTCGCTGGTCGGCTGCTGTTGGTACTGGGCCTTGAACTTGATCGGCCCGATTTCTTCGCGGGTGTCCTGGAGCTCCTTCAGCGTCCAGAACCCGGGCCACATCGGGCGCTCCGTCGGCGTACCTTCGTCAAGAATGGCGGGGAGTTCGATGACGCGCCAGCGGTCGCCGTTATCGCCAGCCTCGCGCTGGTTCATGCGATCGATCACCTTGCCGGTGAGATCGCGGCGACTCCAGCGAGTCATGACGATTATGATCGCGCCACCCGGCTGTAGACGTTGCCGTATCCCGCTCGTATACCACTCGTAAACGCCGTCGAAAATTTCGGGGCTGTACTCGGCCTGGCGGGCCTGCTGCTCATCGTGGGGGTCATCGACGATAGCGATATCCGCCCCTTTTCCGGTAACGCGCCCATTCACGCCAATGGCGAAGTACTCGCCGCCTTTGTTGGTGTGCCACCCGCCGGCGGCCTGACTATCCTTGGCCAGCCACACCTCCGGAAACAGCTCGCGGTACTTCTGCGAGCTCTCGTCCTGCGCTTCGCCTTCGCCTGAAATGAGGTTCCTGACCCGACGACCGAAACCGGACGCAAGGCTCTCAGTATTGCTAACTTCGATGATCTTCTTGTTCGGGAACCGCCCCAGAAACCACGCGGGGAGCATGACCGAGGCCATCTCGGACTTACTGTGCCTCGGGGCCATATTGATGATGAGGCGTTTCAATTTGCCGTTGGCAACGTCCTCGAACGCCTCGCCCATGATTTCGTGGTGCGCGCCGGCGATAAACCCGGGCCATACCTGCTTAACGAACGGGATGAACTTGGTTCGCGCTTCGGTGAGCGCCGAGACCTTCTCGCGCTCCTCGAGCAAACCGAGAACTTGCGCTTTCTGGTTTGGGTCGAGAAGGTTCAGATTCCTGAGCGCAAAATTAAGTTCGCTAGGGGTCAGATCGATCACTTAACGCGTCGCCATGTCTCGTAATTTCGTATGCGCCGAACGTTCCGGCCAGTCGTCGGATAATACTCCGCCAAGGCTTCGGATGGAATTGGGCTGGCGCGTATCTCTCGAATCATCTGGTCGTTCAGTTTCGCGTTGGCGTTCTTAACGCCGTAGCTCGTACGATCCTTGTGCACGGCGTCCTGATGGTTGTCGTCAACCGATCCGAGAAAGAAGTGGTTCGGGTTCACGCAGGCGCGGTTGTCGCACGTATGGCAGACACAGGTGCCGTGGTAGCTGTTCTTGAGGTCATCGGGGATCGGGCCGATGTAGAGAACATATGAGACGCGGTAGGCCAGAAACATCTGGTACCGAATCTTAACCATCGCCTGCCCTTGGACATTAATGGCCGACAACCAGTTCCAGCATTCATTCGGATCGCCTTTAACGAACTTGCGCTCGAAGCGAGCCAGCACGGCTTGAAAGTTAGGTAGGGCGGGAATATCGTTGATGTGCATTCGGGCCGCTCCACGGCTTGGATGAACTTAGGCCCAGAGCGTTTCCGCGCTCTGGGCCTTCTCAATTCACCAGCAATATCAACCGGCGTCAAGCAGTCACTTCTTGGCGGCGGCCTTCTTCGCAGCGCCTTTGTGCGCGGTGCTATCCTTACCGGGGAGGCTGCCGCCGGGACCGTCTTTGCCGTCGTGATCGAAAGGGTCCTTGGCGGGCGCAGCGTCCTGCGGTTCATTGCCGTCGGGGTCCTTGACGCCGACTCCCTGCGCCACCACCGCGGCGAACGGTCCGTCGAGGGAAGCTGTCGCTGCCTCGGCGAGGGTGGGCGTGAGCTTGGCGAGTTCGGTGGCGTCGAGGATCCGGACATCGGCGCCGGCGTGGGCCTGCTCGAGCGCTTCGCGGGTTCCGGCGCGGCCGACCGGGGTACCTGCTGGGTTGAGGGCGACGAAGTCGGTACCGAGGTTTTCAGTGAAGGCGTTGTGGATGAGGTTCATTTGTCGTTCTCCATGATGAGCCCGCCAATTTCCTTGACCAGCCCGGTTTCGAGGCCCTCGTCGAGAGGGATCGTCCATTCCGACGTCACGTCCTTGGTGACGCCCAGCAGGATAGAACCAAAACGCACAGCGCGGGAAATCGTATGCGGCGCGATCTGAACCTCCGTTCCCGCCGGGATGGTGATGTCCTTGGTGGTGACGTAGCGCTTGTTGGTCATCGTTCGTCTCCAAAAATGAGGGCGGTGAGCCGCTCGAGGAACGTACGCGGGGGCGGGCGCAAGGATAACGCGATAGCGGCCAAGTCGTTCGCGACCTGATCTTCGTAGGGCTCCTGGTCGGTGTCGACCGTGAACAATTTCCAACGGCAGCCAGCGTCGGTCGGGGTGACCTCGAGGATGTAGGACACGCGGTCGTCGTAGTTGGCGATGGTGCCGATCTGGACGGACTGGCGGGTGGCGAACTCGATGATCTGGGCGGTCATGGTGCGCGCTCCGTCAGGTTGTTCGCCATGAAGGTCTTGGCGAGATCGAGGATGGCAATGTTGGCGTAATCGCCGAGATGCTCACCGTAGCCGAACACCGCCGGGAAGTCGCCGGTTCTCGGAATGACGACCAGGATACCTTCGGCGGTTTCCTCCCCCGCCTCGAAAGAAGCGGCGAGTTTCCGGAGCATGCCGGGGATGTCGTTGATGCTGACGTCGCGCAGGGTGACGACGTTGTCGGTCATGGGTGCGCTTTCCAGTATCGGGGGCTGCCATCGTGTTCCAGTTCCTCGAACGGATCCGGTGGATCGCGGTAGACCTTTCGGTCGAAGTCAGTTGGCTTGATTCCGCGAACGGAAAATTTCGGGGCGGTGATGAAGCCCTTCTCGCGCAAAACCTTGAGGGATTTCTGGATGCTCGTGTTCGAGCACCGGCAGGCGACCTGGAGCTCGTACTGGCTCGGGCTCATTCCGTACAGGGCCCAACATTCGACCAGCGCGGCGTAGACGTGGATGGTGGTGGGCGTGAGGGTGGGGTCGATGACGGTGGTGGTCATGGCCGGACTTTCTTCTCCACCGCGGCGATCCGGGCGTCGGCGATGTCGTAATAGACCGCGTCCATTTCGATGCCGATGAAGCTGAAGCCCTCGAGCACCGCGCCTCTGCCCGTGGAACCGGAGCCCATGAACGGGTCGAGGACGACGCCACCGGGCGGGGTGACTAGGCGAACCAGATACTGCATCAGGGTCGTGGGCTTCACCGTCGGGTGGGTGTTCTTGTAGGACGTGTTGCGGCCTTCGCTGATAGAGGACGGCTTGCCGCTTGTGCCGTTGGCCGTGGCGAAGGTGACGACCGGTTGTTCGGGGGTGGTGAGGCCGTCGTCGCGGTCTTGTTTGGAGGCCTTGGCGCAGTAGAAGAAGCGGGCAGCGGAGCCGCTGTCATTGAACCCCTGCGCGCCCGGATGTGCGAGAGCGCCTAGAAATTCACCGGTGCGGTTGTTCTTGTGCGTCGGACTGACCCATGTCGTTTTTCGGTCGGGAAAGGCGGCAAGCACTTCGTCGCTGCCGTCGTGGATGACGTTCGCTGGCCAGCGGCCTTCGGCGATAAAGGTCTCCTCGGACTGGCTCGGCACGCCATTAACGTAAGGGCGGAAACCTTGGCTCTGGGCGGTCTCGTTGAACCGGCCCATGCCGCCTTTGTACTCTCGGCGTTCAGTTCCGACCCGGCAGCCGTCAATGTTCAAAGCACCCACCCCGTACTTCGCCAGATTGGCGGGGACAGTTCCTACCAGCGGTTTGCGGGCGACGACGATCGGTTCGTGGGCGGGCTTGAGGGCGGTGCCCCAGCCTTCCCAGTCGTCCGTCTGGTTGGACGATTTCGGAAATCCGCTGCCATAAATCCACATGATCTGGTCGCGGATTTCGAACCCGGCGTCCTCTACCGCGCTGGCGAGGCGATGGTACGTACGGGAACCGCCGAAGGCTAAGAGATGGCCGCCGGGCTTGAGAACGCGCAGGCACTCGACAGCCCAAGTCTCGCACCACTCTTGAAAGAACCGCATGATTCGAGCGTCAGCACCGTAGCTCGCGCCGGTGCCGTTTCGGACTTTGCTTCGCCCGTAAGGGTTCTCACGCCGGTCATTCAGCGTACCGTCGAAGGTTTGCCGCCGGTCGGTTTTCCACGGTGCGTCCCAATCCTTGCCCATGAACTCGAGACCGTAAGGCGGATCGGTGAC